ATGACACCTAAATAATCTGTCCATACAAAATAGACAAGACCTCTACATATTGTAGGGGTCTTTTTTATTGTATGGAATTAGATAAGCAGATACAGTTGGGTCATCTTCTTCTTGAAGAGAGGGTCTGTCGGGTCTGTAATCAACGAAAAAATCTTTTGAATGGTTTTTATCGTATTCGTAAAAATATGAACCTTCTATCCTCATATTCGTATGAGTGTAAGGAATGTACTATTAAAAGAATAACATCAAAAAGAAAAAGTGATATTGGAGATTGGAAATATCCTGACTGGTGACTTGCAAGAATATCAACTTCAATATATACTAATTAAAGTTCGCCCTAACCTAATGGATGAAGAACACCCTTATATTAATGATCTCTATGAGGATATGGATAGACTCAATGCCTTATATGAGGAACTTATGTGGCCGAATGATGTAGAACTTGAATTTAGTGCTGACTATAAGAATAATCGTATTATTATTTCATTAAAGGATGATTCTAAATGATTAACAATGATTGTAAACTTTTGATTAACCTTAATCAATTGGTGAAAGACAGACCTAATGGTCAAGACTTGGACTCAGAACATGTTGATCAAATTGCCAATGATCTACGTCGTAATATGAACTTTGATTCATTTTATGAGCAAGCAGATGTTGCTATTACTGACTATTGTGATGAGGTGTTAGAGTTAGCAAAGTTAAATCACGTTGTTTATAAACTAGATGAGCATTTTGATAGAGATGCATTCTATGGTCAGTTTGGGCAGGGATCAACATTTCCTCAGGTGGTTATAGATTCTACTAATCTTGGTGGATGTACAGAAACCGTTCAGTATTTAAAGGAGAAGAAATTAGTCTAATGAAAAAAGTTGACGACTTTGAAACTGTATACGATATGATAGAACATGCCCTTGAATTTGCGTATCAGGGGAAGATGCAACTCAAATTCTATGAGTTTTTACAGTATCGTAAAACAAAAAAGAATGAAGTAGATGCTTTCCTTCAAAGTTCTACGGCAAATGAACTTGCTAATGAGGTAAGAGATTTGCAAGAATATATTAAAGGAGGTAAAGACAATCAACATCAACAATTGCGTGAGGCATATGGTCACATACCAAAACCTCAGGCAAGAAAAATAGTGGCATACTTAGGAAAAATTCTTGAAGATGCAGTGAGGTATAGTAATGACCGAAGACCTGGAAGACGAAAAAAAGTCTCTAAATAATGACAAACCCGAAATGAATCGGGGTGTGGAATTACTGTTAAGAAATAGGAGGAAAAAACCAGACCCACCAAAAACATTTCAAGTAAAGTTTGGAAAGTTAATTGCTCTATGGAATAGAGAGATTATCTTTCACTTTAATTTTTACTTGGACATTAGAAAAAAGTAAAACAATTAGGAGTAGTGCGATGTCAGAAACACTTGTAGTAACCTTGACACTAATGACACTAGTGTCTATCCTTGCAATATTGGTAGGAGGTATGATAGGATGGATGGCAAGACAGCATTCATATGAAACTACTCCACCAGTGATCTACACTCATCCAGAGATGTTTGACGCAAATGGTAATGTTCTCCCCGATGAAATTTTAGCCCTAAGAATTGAAACTCATGACAACCCAGACGAAGAAGACGACGACTAGAAAACCAAGAGCAAAGAAAACGGTAGCAGTAGAAGCACCTCCTGCTATCAATTCTCTTCCTAAACTTCCTTTTGTATTTGAAGTATTAGATCTTACATCTAAGCAGGTTGGTAATGCTAATAAAGTTAAAGCACTTCAAGCACATGAGTTTGATGCTCTTAAATCTATTTTGAAGTGGAACTTTGATAGTAGTATCGTCAGTCTCTTACCAGCAGGAGAGGTTCCATACGGCGATGCGGAGGATCAAGATCTATATTCTGGTTCTCTATCAGAAAACATTGCTAGGGAGGCAGCAGGAGGCGAATCAGCGACTGGTCAGGATTTAGATGGTAGAGGAAGAACTTCTTTACGTAGAGAGTGGGGAAATCTTTATCATTTTGTAAAGGGTGGGAATGATGCTCTTAATACAACTCGTAGAGAGATGATGTTTATTAATCTTCTACGCAAACTTCATCCAAGAGAAGCAGAAGTTCTTATCTTAACTAAGGATAAAGATCTAGGAACCAAGTATAATGTTACAATCGATAATGTTAAGCAAGCATTTCCTAAGATGACTTGGGGTAATTAAATATGGCAACTGAAACAACTGAGAAAGCAGTAGCACCAAAAAAACCAGAGGATAAATTCAAACCCTCTGATTATTGGTGTGATATTATTTTAGAAAAGACTACAATAGAGAAGGCAGATGATAGGAGTTTACCCACTGATGCTTTCAATGTATTTTATATCGTGGATGGTAAAGAACATTTAGATGTAACTCGTTCTGAGAAGATGGTAAATGTTTTTGATTTATATTATGATAAGTATGGGAAAGGTGCAGTTCAAAAAATTACTTATGGGCATGGCACAATAAGACCTAATCTGTGGGGGATAAAACCACCTGAAAAAAAGAAAAGGAGGAAGGTATGAAAGAAAGTGATGATGAAATAAGAATCCAAATAGATGCACTTATCCGTGATGAGATTCAGGATAACATCAATCAGTATGTGGATTCCCAAAAAGATTCCAAGGAGGGTGGACTTGGTTTTGTAGGAAAGGAGGGTGAAGAGCAATTACAAGTTAACATCCCACAGTCAGAAGTAGAAAAAATTCTTAAAGAATATAAGAGGATTAAAAAAAGTCAGAAATCTAATTTGGGTCAAGTAAAAAAACTTGATTTAGTTGATAAAAATGGGAGACCATTAGATGGATAAGATTGATACACAAGGGATGAGTGGTCCTACCATTCCTGGTGGTACGGATAACATTTATCCCCATGATGAAAATGGAGAACCCATTTTACCTCGTGCTATTATCCGTCCTAATAGGTTACATACCCCACAGATGGTTAAAGAGTTAAAGATTCTTATCAATGAAGTTTTGGATGAGAGAGAAGGTAAGAGTGGTATATCATACTTTGATACTGAGCATTTTAAGCACAGTGTTGATGAAGAAGAGCCACCTTACACACCTTGGCAGAATTATTCACCTTATAGATTAGACGAGTTACAAGAATGAGACTTGGCGTTATGTGTTCTGGCAACGGAACCAACTTCGAGAACATAATTACAAATCCTATATGTAATAAGCATGAAGTTGTGTTGATGATACACAACACTAAACAATGTGGTGCTGTTAAGAGAGCAGCAAAATGGGGTATACCTCATGTCAGGATACCTCATAAAGACGAAGAGAGAATGATAGAAATGTTTAAGGTATGGAGAGTTGATCTTATAGTATTAGCAGGATATATGAGAGTGATTAAAAATCCTGCTGCTTTCCCTGCTCCTATCATTAATGTTCACCCTTCATTACTTCCTAAGTATAAGGGATTGAATGTAGTAGAAAGAGCAATGGAAGCAGGTGATAAAGAAACAGGATGTACTGTGCATTATGTGAATGAGGAACTTGATGGTGGTGAAATAATTCTTCAAGGAAAGGTTCCCATATTACCTGATGATGATGTAGAATCCTTGACAAAGGCCATTCAAAGAATGGAATATGGCATACTACCAGCAGCAATAGAACGTGTTAAAAATTCTTTACAACTTAATTACTTGGACAATGCTAAGTACGAATTACAGAAATCAAATAGTTGACATTTGTTGTCGCATGATAAGCACTGATGGTGAAGTCAGTCTTCAAGAAAGGATATGGATGAATAAATTATGCGAACATAATGAACAAGCAAAAAGGATGAGAGATGACTTATTAGGTTCAAAATGACCTTGTATTTAGGGTTATAAATAATTGCGTTCATATGTTATTTGGTCATTTCTATGAACTCTATATCATAGTGACCCTACTGCTAGTGTAGTAGGGTCTTTTTGCGTGTATAAATAAAGGTTAGACCAATTAACATATGAAAAATTATGGCAACGCATAACACACCTGAAAAAGGTGATGGGAACTTTCGTGGTAAAATAACTTATGCCGAAGCGGAAAAATTGATTAGAAATTGTTCCACTGAGGTTAAAGTTAAGTTCATGCACTTAAAAAAAATAAAGGGTGTTATGTAAACTGTATCAGGTTTTACAAATAAACTTGACTATATAGTAAGACTGTGTTAATATTAACACATAACGTTCATCCTGATACATTTCAGGACGCAAGTAAGTCACGGAACGGAACGTTCATCCTCCTTCGACGAGGACGCAAATGACTAAAGGAACGGGGCTAAAAATCCAACTACTTTAGGAGAAACATCATGGCGAAAGTCACTTACAGAGGTGTCACTTATGACACTGAGCACCGCCCAAATCAGGCAACAAAACCAGCAGAACGTCAGGAATCTTACCGTGGAGTAAAATTCGTGGTTGATGCTGAAGGACATAAGCGTGTTCTTACTGCTGTTTGATTGGATCGAAAACAAATCAAAGGAGGGGTTGAC